GGCCATTGACCGCGCAGCAGATGAAATTCTATCGCATGCTTAAGAACGACATGATTATGAAGGCGGCAGGCGAAGAGGTTAGTTCTGCCAATGCTGCAACTAACTTAAACAAGTTACTGCAAATATCCGGTGGTGCAGTTTACACAGATCACAAAGAAGTCGTTGAGTTTGATGTGTCCAACAGATTGCAAGTAGTGCTTGAGGTAATTGAAGAGTCTAGCCATAAGGTACTGGTGTTTGTGCCTTTTACGCACACTATCGAGTTACTTAAAACGTACTTAATTAAACACCACGTAACATGCGAAGTTATCAATGGCGCAGTGCCGGTTAACCGCCGCAGTAGTATCGTTGATGACTTTCAGAAAACTGATAATGTGAAGGTACTTATCATACAACCTCAAGCAGCATCACATGGTCTCACGCTTACAGCAGCTAACACAATCATTTGGTACGCACCCGTGATGTCGGTTGAGACGTACCTGCAAGCCAACGCACGTATTAATAGGCCCGGACAAAAGAACGCTATGACTATCGTGCACATCACAGGCAGTGAAGTGGAAGCGCGTGTATATCAAATGCTCACCGGCAAAATTGGTGATCATGTAAAAATAATTGATTTATATCGACAAGAGATTGAACAAACTTCTTGACAAAGTAAAAAACATAGATATAATAATAACTTCCTTATAGGAGAAATTCATGGAAGCAACGGAAAATAAAATATCCGCCGAAGAGTTGGCGAAGGTATATATTAAGATTCGTGATGCAAAGGAAGAAGCGGCTGAAAGACACAAGCAAGAGATTGCCTCGTTCAACGAACAGCTCGATGCTATCTCAAGTGAGATGTTAGAACTATGTAAGTCGCTAGATGTATCCAGTATGCGCACGAATGAAGGGACAATCATTCGTAGAGTAACGACCAATTTCAATACAAATGATTGGGGTTCAATGTTCGAGTTCGTTAAGGAGCACGATGCGTTTGGACTATTGCAGCAACGGCTACATCAAAGCAACATGAAGCAGTTTTTAGAAGAGCACCCTGAACTACTACCTCCGGGTTTGTGGTCAGAGAGCAAATACACCATCGTAGTTAAAAGAAGCTAATTTTTCAGGAGAAGTAACAATGAGTAACATTTCTATTTTTAACCAAGAAGTACCAGATTTTCTGCGTGGCTCTGAGCTTAACGACTTGACCAAATCATTGGCGGGTACTCGCAGTGGTAGTCGTCGCATTTCAATTCGTGGCGGCGTGTTTCGTAAAGTAGTTGGCGGTGAAGAAGTTGGTAAGTTGTCTGGGCGTGAAATGAACGTCATTATTGTCAACGCACGTAAAAACGTTTCCCGTATTTATTATGCCGGTAAGTACAACGCTGAAGAGATTGTTCCTCCTACATGTTGGGCAAATGACGGCGATGCTCCTGACGCTTCCGTAACAGACAAACAAAGCGCTAACTGCGCAACATGCCCGCAGAACGTCGCCGGTTCTGGTGAAGGTACTAGCCGTGCTTGTCGTTATCAACGCCGTATTGCCGTGCTGCTTGAAGGCGATATGTCTGGCGATGTGTATCAGCTTACGCTACCCTCGAAGTCGGTCTTTGGTAAAGGCGAAGGTAACATTCACCCGTTCGAAAGTTACACAAAGTACATTGCTGGCAATGGGCGCAACATAAACCAAATTATTACCCAAGTAAGCATGGACTTAGACAGCGATACAGCTAAGTTGTTTTTCTCACCAGTGCGCCACATTAACCATGAAGAATGGGAAGTTGCCGAGGCTGCTGGGAATTCAATCGAAGCTAAAAACGCAATCACGATGACTGTTGGTCAAATGGATGGTGTGAAGAAACCCTTGGCGTTAGGTGGTAAGCCGTTAGTAGAAGAAGCTTTTGAAAAGCCAGTAGCTAAGGCTAAAGCTGTTGAAGTAGAAGATGCCGAGATTGTTGAGCCTGTTAAACGCACAACGAAGAAAGCTGACGCCGCACCCGCAGCTAAAGCAAATCTGGCTTCCGTAATCAGTGCATGGAGCGATGCGTAAACAATTATGAGCTACGGATATAGTTCAATACTCGTTGAACGGAACAAGAAGGCGGATCGTCGTCATCTTGGAGTAGCTCTTGGACGCAAATGCATAGCCCTCAACATTCCAGTGTCAGACCTCGCAGAGCAATTAGGCGTGAGCCGTATGACGATATACAACTGGTTTGTGGGGCAGCATGACCCCCAAGCACACTACGTTTCTGCGATTACGGAGTTTCTTCGGAAACTTAAATAACATTGGGTATGGACTAAGGGGGCTTGCCCCCTGTCTACTCGTCTCTGGAATAAATAGATGGATACGTTTGACCTTCTCGATGCCGTACTACCCGACAATGGGTGGTTCGCTGTAGTTGGCATTAAGGGTAAATCCATTAAACAGGAGATAGTTCAAACTCGACAAGAACTTGATGATATTGCACAGAAGTTTATACAGGAAGAGCGCAATGTATTTTTTGGATGCGCTAAGTACGCAACAGATCAATCACGTACAAAAGCTAACGTACTTGCGCTCAAGAGTATGTGGTTGGATATTGATTGCGGGGAAGCAAAAGCAGCAGACGGTTTAGGGTATGCAACCCAGACCGAAGGGCTGACCAAGCTCCAAGAATTCTGTAAGTTAATCGGCTTACCTAAACCAATCATCGTCAACTCAGGGCGTGGATTGCATGTGTACTGGCCTTTTACAGAAGTCGTAGACAGAAAGCAATGGGAACCTGTTGCCGCTAGATTAAATGAACTGTGCAAAATACATAACTTTTTAGTTGATGCGAACGTATTTGAGGTTGCGAGAATTCTGCGTATACCTGAAACTCTTAACTTTAAGGACAACCCCCCTAGCGAAGTATCTGTATTAACCATTGGGGAACCAATTGAGTTTGATGCATTCTCTAAGCTGCTTGGTGTAAAAGATACGCCAGCTTTATCAATTTTTAATACTGTACCACTTGTACAAGAGACAGGGCTTAACGCCCTAACCCAATCACTTGCGGGTAACACGATTCAAAAGTTCAGCAACATTATGGTTCGTGGAGAGCATGGATGCCAACAGCTCAATCATGCCTTTATGAACCAAGCGGAAATACCAGAACCGCTTTGGTGGTCGTCGCTAACTGTAGCTAACCTATGCGTAGATAGAGATAAAGCTATCCACATGATGTCTAGCCAACATCCTGACTACGACCCAATTACAACTGAACGTAAAGCTACACAAGGTGGTGCAGATTCAGGGCCTCATCGTTGCGCTACGTTTGAAAAACATAACCCCGGCGGCTGTAATGGGTGTAAATGGCAAGGCAAGATATCGGGGCCAATTGCTCTTAGTAAGGAAGTGCTAGAAGAACAAGAGGAAGAGTACGAAGTTGAAGTAGAAGTCCCAGAGGAGGATGATCTTAATATTGTTGACGTAGGATCACCACAGTACAAAATACCTGCGTACCCAAAGCCTTTTCAGAAAGGGCCAAACGGTGCTATATACCTACCACCCAACGGGGAAGAAGCCGAACCAATCTGCGTGTACGAGCATGCATTGTATGTTGTTAAGCGTATGCACGATCCCGAGTTCGGACATGTGAACTTGTTAAGACTGCATCTGCCTATGGACGGAGTAGTGGAGTTTGTTGTACCGCAAGCAATTGTTGCAGTGAAAGAAGAGCTACGAAAGGTACTTGCTAAGAACGGCGTAGCTGGAACCCCCGCACAAATGAATTACTTGGCTACGTTCGTCAACTCGTTTGTTAAAAATTTACAGTATTCAAAGAAGGTTGAAATTATGAGAACTCAATTTGGTTGGATAGAGAACAACACTAAGTTTGTACTTGGTGATGTGGAGATTAGTAAGGACGGTACATTCGGCAGTCCGCCATCTTCAGTTACTAAAAACATCGCGCAGTATGTAGGCCCTGTTGGAGACTTTGGTAAGTGGAAAGAAGTATTTAACATGTACGCTAAACCCGGCATGGAACCACATGCATTCGCCGCACTGACTGCATTTGGTGCACCACTGTTTAAGTTTACGGGTTTGAAGGGCGCGATCATTAACGTGATCTACAAGTTCGGTGGCACAGGCAAGTCTACTACGTTGTTTATGTGTAATAGTGTGTACGGACATCCTGAACTACTTGGTTCAAACTGGGATGACACTCGCATGGCTAAGATGCAACGGTTGGGGGTAATGAATAACCTACCATGCACAGTTGATGAGATAACTAGCCTAACCCCCGAAGAGTTTTCGTCTATGGCGTACAGCATGTCACAGGGTCGTGGACGTGATCGTATGGAGGGGTCAACTAATAAGCTACGGGATAACTCAACTACGTGGCAGACAATGGGTCTGTGTAGCGCGAACGCATCGTTCTATGAGAAGCTTGCCAGTGCTAAGGCAGGCGGTAACGCAGAGATGCTACGCTTGTTCGAGTACGAAATATCTCCTAACAATCTTATTTCAACAGAAGATGGTAAGCGCATGTTTGACCATCAGCTTAAACAGAATTACGGACATGCGGGTGAGATTTACATTAAGTGGCTGGTTAACAATCTGGAGGAAGCAGTTTTAACGGTGTTAAAAATCCAAGCCAAGATTGACTCTGAACTCAAGCTTACCCCTCCCGAGCGATTCTGGTCAGCAGTTGCGGCGTGTAATATCACCGGCGGGCTAATCGCCAACAGCTTAAATCTTTCAGACTACGATATGAAAGCAGTTTACGCATTCTGCTGTAATACTATTCAGGGTATGCGTGAAGAGATTAAGACACCAGCCGAAGATGCAACCGTTGTAGTGGGTGAATACATTAACCGCCACATGCAGAACATCCTCGTGGTGAAAGCAGACATCGACAAGCGTACCGCAGCTAGCTCTATGCCAACGCTCGAACCTCGTGGGGAGTTGCTCATCCGCTACGAGCCAGACACTAAACAGATGTTCTTAGTAACCAGCAAGTTTAAATCGGATTGTGTAGAACGCCAGATCAATTACAAGGACACGCTTAGAGAACTAAAAGAACGCGGTATTCTTGTAGGTAACCCCAACAAGCGTATGTCTAAGGGTATGAAGATTACATCACCGGCAGTGCATACGTTGCAGTTTAACTGTGCTAACTCTGGCTTTATTGATATGGATGGCTTGATCGTGTCGGAGCTAGATGATGCGAATAGAGACGCTAACGTATAACGTTAACTGGAGTCGGTTTCGTAGGGGGAGTTCGTTTTTCATCCCCTGCATAGACTGCGACAAGGCTAAGAAAACTATTCAGGCTATCGCTAAGAAGCAAAAAGCTAACATTGTTATGCGAGCAGTTGTAGAAGAAGGAGTAAGGGGTATCCGTACTTGGCGAGTTTAGCAGTATACTGACCCCGTTTCTCCTTGAAACACTCTCCTTTTCCCCCACCTCAGCAGTGGGGGGTTTTTTATTTGCCCATAATCTGTCTATTGTATTTAGTCGCTTTCGAGCGGAAGTACTCAGCAAGTGTGTCATCTATACGATACCCCCGCACAGACTTACCCGCTTTTTCTAGCGCAGATTCCCCAGACTCTATTAGAGTATCACTGTCGATATATATGTTGTCCACTGGGTAGCGTTTGTTATGCGCAACAAGTTTTTTCTTCCAATCGGCTAATACCTTAGCGCGATCCTCAGGGTCTTTTTTGGGAGAAACTACCAGCTTTCCGTAATCTTCTAAAAGAGCCGCTCTTTTCTTTTTGGCTATTACTTCTTGGTTTTTATACTGAAAATTATGGTCTTGTATAGCAGCGGCGCGGGTACTACTGATACCTGTAGCTTGCGCAATTATGTTAGTAGTAGACAATTCATCTGCCGATAAAATAGTATCGCCCTTACGGTTTTTTACCCCTTCTTGACGAAGCTCTTCACCCTTAAGCGGGTTGCCGTAGAAAGGGCCTACTAATTTAGGAATACCCTTCAATATGTCACCTTCTAACAGGTCGTCTATACCTTCCATAACTTTTTTCGAAGCTCCTGCCGCAGGTGGCATCATTGCTTCCGCATGGTTAAGCACATACTCTCTTATGCTTTCGCTTTCTCGTACAGGTTTAAGCCATATACCATTAAGTGACATACGCGGGCCAACGTTAGCATCTGATAAAACTGAAATTGGCCCCCTTTCAATCATTGTAGCTACCGAAAATCTATCTCCATTCTCCCCCCCAAACGTCATGCCCCCAAACCATCGAGGTAAAAACTCGTAGCGGAAACGCATGTCGGAGTTCATAGCAGAAAACGCATCTTTACTTATACGTACCCGTTTATTTTCAGTTTGGCGTTTTGCAAATTCTTCAGCACCCATTTTTTTAGCGGCTCTGTTCAAGTACCCTTCTTCATCTTCAAAGCTATCTAGCAGCGCGTCAATCACGCTACAAATAACGTTGTAAAGAGGTAGACCAGTCGCGCCGTAAAACAGTTT